ACAAAGAGCTGCACGAAGAATGGAAAAACTTATCCATGACCAAATAGATGAATCTAATGGTTCTTCTGAAATAAGAAATGCTCTTTTAGAATCTGCTTTACTAGGTACAGGGATTGTAAAAGGACCATTTAACTTTAATAAAAAACTTCATAAATGGAATAAAGATGAAGAAGGTAACAGAACATATAGTCCATTAGAAGTAAGAGTACCCAGAATAGAGTTTGTAAGTTGTTGGGATTTTTATCCTGACCCAACTGCAACAAATATGGAAGAATGTGAATATGTAATACATAGACACAAAATGAATAAAAGTCAATTAAGACAATTAAGAAATATGCCATATTTTGATGAAGATACTATCAGATTAGCTATTCAAATGGGTCCAAATTATGTTGAAAAAGATTTTGAATATTCTTTAAAAGATGATGTAAGAGCTGATGAAGATTATCATAGTAGCTTTGAAGTTTTAGAATATTGGGGTATCATGGATGCTGAGTATGCTAGAGAAGTTGGTGTTGAACTTGCAGATGATATTGATGATTTAGATGAAGTCCAAGTAAATATATGGACTTGTGGAGATTATTTATTAAGAGCTGTAATAAATCCATTTACTCCATATAGAATACCATATCATTCATTTCCATATGAAAGAAACCCATATAACTTTTTTGGTATTGGCGTAGCAGAAAATATGGATGACAGTCAACAAATTATGAATGGTCATGCTAGAATGGCTGTAGATAATTTAGCAATGGCTGGTTCTTTGGTATTTGATGTAGATGAGTCTGCTTTAGTTGGTGGACAATCAATGGAAATATATCCGGGAAAAATATTTAGAAGACAAGCAGGAATGCCCGGACAATCTATACATGGTTTAAAGTTTCCTAATACAGCACCAGAAAACATGATGATGTTTGACAAGTTTAGACAACTTGCAGATGAACAAACTGGAATACCAAGTTACTCACATGGACAAACAGGAGTACAAAGTATGACAAGAACTGCTTCAGGTATGTCTATGTTACTTGGAGCATCTAGTTTAAATATTAAAACTGTTGTCAAGAATCTTGATGACTTTTTATTAAGACCACTTGGAGAATCTTACTTTCAATGGAATATGCAATTTCATGAAGGTGAATTAGATATTGAAGGTGATTTAGAAGTTAAAGCTACTGGTACAAATAGCTTGATGCAAAAAGAAGTACGAAGTCAAAGACTTACTATGTTTTTACAAACTGCACAAAGTCCTGCTATTGCACCATTTGTTAAGATTTCTAAACTCGTAAGTGAACTAGCCTATAGCTTAGATTTAGACCCTGATGAAATACTCAATGACCCTGAAGAAGCAGCTATAATGGCACAAATAATAGGAATGCAAAATGCTGGACAAACAAATGGCGAGGAAGCTCAACCCCTTGGTCAACAGCCCACAATGGGAGGTCTTCAAGGAGTACCTCAAGGAACTCAAGAACTTGGGGTTACAGGAACTGGTGGTGGCAACATCGGAACAGGAGATGTACCGATTCCAGGGGAAGATAGCTTTTCTGGTACGCTTAGAGCAACTGGACCTACAAGTTAAAGAAGCAATAAATAGAAAAGAGGAGATATAATGTTAGATTTATTAGATACAATTTTAAAAATAGTAGGAGTAGTACCTTGGATAGTTTCAATATGTTCAATGATTGCTGCTTTAACACCAACACCACATGATGATAATTTAGTAAGTAAAGCTTACAAAGTTATTGATTGGTTTGCACTTAACATAGGAAGAGCAAAGGAAAAATAATATGGCTGATGATAAAACAAGAGCAAAACAATTAATAGATAGAGTAGCAACTTCTCCTCAAAAATTTGAATCTAGAATTGAAGAAATGAACTACTATAAAGAGCTTCGTGATGAAGAATTTTTAAAAGACAAAGAAGCTGGAGTACCTTTTAAAGAATTACAAAAATTATATGGTGACCTTAATACATATATAAAAAGAAAGAAAAAAGAAGAAGCTATGGGTGATTCAATAGTAGACCCTAGAGATGAAAGAGCTACAAAAAAAGGTGGTGGTTTACTAGATGATGATAGAAAAATGTATCAAGATGGTGAGTTAGTTGGTGACTTAGATAAAGATGGTAAAATGTCTGGGTATGAACAAGCTAGACAAGATGCTATAGAAAAAAACATGCGAAACCAAAAACAAGAAGGTGGTCCTATGTCTATAGACAACCAAATGCAAATGGCTATGAATAAATCAGAAGAACCTATGGAAACTGATGATGTCATGGAAGAAAACTATACAGATTTTATTATGAAAGAAGCATTGACAGAAGAAGAAGAAACAATGCTTACTTCTAAATTAGAACAAGATGAGGAACTAGCTATGCTTTTTGATAAAGTTATAGATGTTGCTCAAGAATTTGCTGGGTCTGGTCCTGTTGAAGGACCGGGTTCAGGAGTCTCTGACAGTATACCTGCAAGGTTATCTGATGGAGAATTTGTCTTTACTGCAAAAGCTACAGAAGAAATCGGAGCTGATGAATTGATGCGTATGATGAAAGATGCTGAAGCTGCTGCAGATGAAAGACTACCAGCCCAATTAGGTGGTGCAATAGGAAAAGAAGAACCTATGCCTTTAGGTATAGATGGTTCTGCTCTTGATAATAGAGAACAGGATAATTATACTAATCCTTTACTGCAACCTCCTATTCGTGGTGCTGGATATGGAAGATAAAGCCACCCTATTAGCGTAGGCACTTTATTAAATATTAACCAGAAAGGCTACCTTTACAAGACAAGCCCTGCACAGTCGACTTATGCAGCTACCTTGTTAATGAAGCCCTGAGTAAGGAGTAAAAGAAAATGACTAATACAGTCCAAACAGAGGAAACGCCAAATCCTTATAACCAAAAAAAAGATTGGCACAATGAAGATAAAGTAGATTTTGTATCTGCAAATGAAGGCTTATATTTTGAAGAACCTACTGAAAGAAATAAACTTTTTAACAGTAGTGATATTACTGAAATAGAAGCTGAAGGAAGTGTTAATACTAAAGAGTTAGATACTAATAAGGATAAACCTTATAAAAGACCTAACTATAAAAAAAGGTATGATGACTTAAAAAAACATTATGATAGTAAACTTAATGAGTTTAGAATTAGAGAACAGGAACTTTTAGAAGAAGCTACTAAAAATAGAACTGAATATAAAGCTCCTAAAACTGAAGAAGAACTAGAACAGTTTAAAAATAATTATCCTGATGTTTATGAAGTAGTAGAAACTGTTGCACATCTACAATCGGAGTCTAAAGCAAAAGTTCTAGAAGAACGCCTTAGTAAACTCCAAGAAAGAGAAAATCAGTTAATACGAAAAGATGCAGAAACTAGGTTAATGGAAAAACATCCTGATTTTGAAGATATTAGAAACAGCGATGACTTTCATACATGGGCAAAAGAGCAACCTGAATCTATTCAAAAATGGATATATTCAAATACTCAAGATGCCGATTTAGCTTCTCGTGCTTTAGATTTATTTAAAAAAGATTTTGGTATTGAACCTGTTAAAACTAAGTCATCTTCTAAAAAGACTAGACAATCTGCTGCAGATATGGTATCTACAAAAACAACAAGTGTAGAACCAAAGCAACAGAAAGTATGGTCTGAAAGGGAGATTGCTGCCATGAGTATGGCTGAGTTTGATAAGTATGAAGAAGACATATCAAATGCTATGCAAGAAGGCAGAATCGTAAAGTAAACTATATAACATAAAGGAGAATGTATCATGGCTCAATATTTTGAACCCTCAACCGATACTGATGCTAACTTTGCTAACTCCGTAAGTGGACAAACTAATAGTTTCTTCCTACCTTCGATTTACTCTAAAAAGGTTCTAAACTTCTTTAGAAAATCTTCGGTTGTAGAAGCTATAACAAACACCGACTATGCTGGTGAAATTTCTGCTTATGGAGACTCAGTAAAGATTATCAAAGAACCAGTTATCTCTGTCTCTGATTATACAAGAGGTAGTGATACTACTGCAACTAAACTAACTGACCAAGAACTTACATTGGTTGTCGATAGTGCTAAAGCTTTCAAATTCATCGTAGATGATATTGAAACAAATATGTCACATGTAAACTTTAAAGAAGTAGCTTCAAGTTCTGCAGCTTACGCTTTAAGAGATTCATATGATGCTGCTGTTATCGCAACTATGTTCTCAGGAGTTTCTAGTTCATCACCTGACCATGTGTTAGGTACTGACAATGCTACCGACTTAGCTGCCGGTACATTTGATGGAACTGGTAACCTTGACATAGGTTTTGGTTCTAGTGAGCATGACCCAATCGATGTTTTAGCTAGAATGGCAAGACTATTAGATGAACAAAATGTTCCTGAAGAAGGAAGATGGTTCGTTGCTGGTCCTGACTTCTACGAAGTATTAGGTCAAGCTTCTTCTAAATTGCTATCTGTAGACTTCAACGCAGGTCAAGGTTCAATTAGAAA